GTTTCGCCCAGGATCGCTTCATAGAGGTCGGTATACGCGGCGAGTGAGATGTTTTGGGATGCGGCAGTTGCGCCGGCAACAATGCCGGCCGCGCCCAGGTTGGTCGTCCAGGTTGCGGGGATGTTCGTACCGTAGAACACGGCAGCAGTGATGGCACGCGACAGGGCGCGCTCGATCTCTGGACGTACCTGTGACCAGATGTCAAAGTCGGCATCATCTAACACAGCTTCGGGAATAGGTACAATGACGGCCAATTCCTCGGCGTCAATGTATTTGTTCTCCCAGGTGACATCCGAGGTCTGTTTCAGACCGGTGTCACCGGAGACGAAATAGGCCGTTGCAAAACTACCCATGATGGGCAGGCGGCGCTGTGCGCGGCTCATGTTCGGCAATCGGCGTGCCAGTTGCATGATTGGATTCATGACTGGCAGACTGGCGATGATTTCTGCGCTGACTTCCTCAGGGATGAGAGCAGCAGCATCGGCTCGGGAAATTACAGAATTGTAAGGCATTTAGTTTCTCCTTAGCCGCCTGGCGTTCTGCCAGCAGCGGTTCTAATAAACGCGTTCATGTTTTGCGCCGGTGACGGGGGCTTTTCAGTTCCCGCTCCGGCGTTGGCTTGTGCAATGGCTACTCCGAATAGTTCCGGGGCCTCCTTTTTGATGGCGTCCCAGGTGGGGCGTCCATGTTTGTCGAAGTGGCCTCCGGCTTCTGCCAGCAACCACGCGGCTCGCGGGTTGCGGCATTGAACCTCCGGTCTCATAGCGTCCTCAAGAAATGCGGCCCGGCGCTCGGTTGCTTCGAGTTTCTCACCCATCGCGTCCAGCGCCTTGCGGGCATCGCTGCCCTCCGCCTGGCCTTTCGCCAGTTTCTTGATTTCGTTGGAAAGATCGTCTCGCTCTTTCCTGGTTGCCTTGACTGTGTTCAGCAATCCTTCGGAGTGTTGTTTGTAAAGTTCTTTTACGGTTGCGTCCTGCTCCTCGAACCAGGCTTCCCAATTCGCGGGCTCCGATTTTTCGGGTACTACAGGCACAACAGGCACTACGGGTGGAACAACATTTTCAGGCATCTCGCCTTCTCCTTCTCTGCATCACGCAGAAATAAAAACAACCCGTTCCTTTTCGGGGAACGGGCTGCTTGGCAGTTCCGGTTTACGCACGGCTCAACGAGCGGTGCTGGCTATTGGCTTATTATACCTCAATAATTATCAATAATACTTCGCCTTCGCTGTCCTTTTTAACAACGAAATAATAATCGCCAACGCTTTGCCATGACGAATCATAATCAATATATACTGGCAAATCGCCATGTTCTGCTTTTGCCTTTTCAAGCCTGGCGATTACCTCTGAGATTTTTTGTCCGCTCATAGCAAATTATACCTTACTTTTCGTCAACAATTCTCTGTATATCTCACACTCTTCATCATGCTCCGAGATGATGGATATGTCACATCCGGTATGTTTTACAATAAATGGCAATAGTGTTTTTGCGCTTTCACCTAACGCGCTATGCCCGCCCGGAGTTTTGCTGACCGCCTCCGTGATGGCTCGATGGTCTTTGCAGATAATGTAATAGTATGTGCTCATTATTTAATTATACCTTATTTCTCATCAATACCATACTTCCGTTCGATTGCGCGTACGATCATGAGAAGCGCACGGCGGACAAGAAGCCAGAATTCATGTTCGGTCATGTCAAGTTTACCTTTTGGATAACCACTTAAAATTCTCCAGCATATTCCAGTGGTTGCGCTTTGCCAGGCGGATTGCTATCCGCAGCCGCAGCAGGTCAAGGGTAAGTATAATTAGTTTCATTTTGTCAACTCATAACGATTGCAAATATTCCACATTTAGGGCAATGACCTACTCCGCGTTCATTCGCCGTTGCATGGCGGTGGTGTAGGTTATGCGTATAAAGCCATGCGGCGATTGCATTCTGGCGGCTTTTACGTTTACCGTAATGTACCACTAATCCATTTCTCCGAATCTCTGTGTCTGTTACGGTATAGCCAATTGCAAGATAATCTTTATCCATGTTACTTCCCAAGTTTCCTCATTGCTTTTAGCTCAGAGAGAGAGGCCACGCGCGGGCTATCCCCCCACACATCCGAGTGCGTCTTGCGTGCCAGATCTGACAGTTTGATTTGACCGTCTTTCCACAGTTGATATCTTTCCGGGCCGAGTATGCGCCTCTGGGCGTCTTCATCCTGCTCCAAAAACCAATCTTGTCCCTTTTGCCAAGTGGGGGGGGGCATACCTTCGATAATACAAACTGTACCGCATTTTCCCGCAGGGTGATCGTATAGTTCTTCGGCCAACTTAAATCGTTCACCATCCAACATCAGACAACCAACGCAAGCGGTAGATTTCTTGACCAACCGCATAAAACCGGTCGCCACGCCGCTATCACGATATTGCATCGTGGACGCTGTCCGCTGCGCCCTGGCAGCCTCCGTGCGAGCAATCAGCATTGCTCGATCCAACCCCATCCCCATCCCGTTCGCCATGTCGCGCCCGATCTGGCCGGGACCTAACCCGCGCCCTAATCCGTTGATAAGCGCATCCAGCAAGCCATCTACTGCTAGTTTAGGGTCCTTCGTCAGTAGCGTGCGCAACGGAGAGCCATCGCCAGCGAAGCCAATCATTGATTCCACTGCCCCAACGTTGATGCGGTTGAACGCGGCAGAAAGCGGGGAGGGGTACATAGCTGTTATCGCGTCCTGCGCGGCGTTTATGCCAAGCGTGGCATATTGCCGCTGTGCGGATGAGATGATCTCCACTGCATCTTGATTATATTTTTTGACTTCATCCGCCAGGCGCGCCTTGATGATCTGATACCGCTCGGCACGATAAACCATTTGCTTTGTGATCACTTCCCCCGCTGCCGTCCTGCGCGCCATTTCCTGCGCAAGCGCGGCAATATCAGCATCCAGGCCGCCTTCGATAAGCAGCCAGCGGCGCGCCATATCCTCCATGAGCGCCGTCTCCTGGCCGTCCATGCGGGCGCGGTATTCGGCAAGTACACGGATTACAAGCGGGTCATCCGGGCGTGGTTGTGGTAGAGGTAAGGTCATTTATGTACTTTCTTCTTGGGAGGGTTGATTTAATACTCTTAACCACCATATATGATTAAAGTCTATGACAATTTTCTGAGCAAGGTCATCGTGAATACCCTTAGCAATTAAACTTGTATAATATGTCGCCTCTAACACAGCCATGTTTTCAAGTTGTGTAGCCACTTGGTCGAATTGTGCTATTGGATCCATTTCATCCTATGCTTTCTCCCGTTGCCGGGGTGGGATTGCTCTGTTCACCCTTTGCTCTTAGCCACGGATTCTGTTTCAACACATCCACAATGCCGTAGGCCAATGCGTCAATTATTTGTTCTTTTATTGCGTCACAGTGACCGGCTTGGGTAAGGATACCATGTAGGACTTCGTGCCAAATTATCTGCCGCGTTGACTGCACGTCCATTCCGGCTTCAATTCGTATTTCACATTCATCATATCGAATATTGCCGCTGAGCTTTCTGCGACCATCATCGGCAAGTAGCCGCTCGATCTCTGCGATACGATATGTGATACCACCAATGTAGAGTTTATTTGGCGGCATTTGTCACTGGCTCCGGATTACTCTGTTCGTCTCTTATTCTCAATGTATCTAGCACGGCCTGCGCCACACTGCGCTGCGCGGTTTTCTCGGCTTTCATATCATCCTCCAGCGTCTGGATTTCCTGCTCCGTCCAACCCTCACGCCGTAGGAGCGTGAGCAACGGAATGCCCGAATTAATCGCCAATTGCCGCGTCTGTGCTTCCGTAAATGGTTGTATGCTCTCGACGCGTTCCCAGGTGGGCGTAATCATATTGGCATCCAAAGTTATCCCGCTCAGTTGCAAAATGAATTGGGCTATATCCTGCCAGATGGAATTGAATCTTTTCTGGTGCTTCTTGGCTTTGCGCGTCAGCGGTGTCTCCATCGCCAATAACGCTTCACCGCTGATATTCGCGCCGGTCGTCATCAGATAATGCTTTGGCGTGCGCGAGATTATCGCCATGCTATTAGCCAGTTTATCCATTGCATCCAGATAATTGCCCAGGTCAGTAGACTGGAATTGCCCCACGCTGGACGCCTGGCCCGCCCCATCGCCGGACGGTATCCACCAGATTTCACGCGGCGAGCTTTTTAGATTGCCAGGGTCGCTATTGCTGATGACATAGCGCATACTGAATGCGCCGAACTCAGCCGCAACCATCATGTCGGCAAAGGTCTTGTTGATCGCATCCTGCAATGTGATGACTTTGTCAATCTCTCCCGTAGTGCGCAGCTCAAAGACCGGTATCACGCCGAATGTATTTGGCTCGCTGCTTTCCGATTGGAAGTCGTTTACATTGCTCACATTACCCTTGCCCGCACGCGTCACGTAATGCTCTAAACGGTCGGGGTAGTAAAGCGTCATCTCGGTACGTCCATCATCACGATAAAACATCTTCGAGGCAAACCGCTTCACGTTCGGGCGTGCGCTTTCGTAGAATACATGACAGATACGTGGATCGTTGTAATAGATTTCTACCTGGCCATCTGGTTGTTTCCAGACGATGATATATGCGTTACCCATCGACAATGCACCTTTGTGCGCATCATCCGCCTGGATACCAATATGCAGCCGGTCGAACAGGTCATCCAGCAGGTCGTTGGCGGTCTGGTCGTCAGTATCAAACCCATTTAACTCTAGCCGGTCGAGCGTGGTATCCACGATGATACTGCACCAGTTGATCTCGAAGTGCGCTTTGATATTGTCAAAAACTTCTTCCAGCTTTTCAGTGGAATACTTTAGCGGCTGGCC